GCTAATAATTCTGTGGTATTTGGTGGCAACTTAACATCTGCTGTTCTTGGATCAGTAGCAACATTTACAGGAACAAGTGCAATTATTTTACCAGTTGGTGATATTAGTCAACGTCCAAGTAACAGTGGACTAACTGATGTTATTGGTATGGCACGCTACAGCACTTCATCTAATAACATTGAATTCTTTGACGGCACAGCTTGGCAGGTAGCAGGTAGCTCATTTACATTAGTTACAACAAATGCATTTACCGGTAACGGAGTTGCAACTAACTTTACATTATCGGCGCCATCGACAACATCAGCTCTTATTGTTGCAATTAACGGAGTTGTGCAATATCCAACACTATCATATAGTGTAGGTGGAATAAACAGTGATGTATTAACATTCACTGAAGCCCCAGCAGATGGCGACATCATTGATGCTAGAGCATTGACTACATCCACAACAGTATCAGCATTATCCAACGGTAATGGCTATGTACAATTTAAAGTTAATGATAACTTTGCTAACGTAATAGCCGGTACAAGCACAGTTGAAACTAGAATGAGTATTTCGGCAGCTACTGGTACAGCAACATTTATGAATGATGTTGTAATCAATGGTAACTTAACAGTTAAAGGTGACACAGCAGGTAATATCAACCTTGGTGATGCTAATACAGATAACGTTATATTCTTTGCAGATGTTAATAGTAATGTTATTCCGAATGGCAACGCTGTTCATGATTTGGGTTCAACAGCAGCATTTTGGAATAATACATATACCAACAATCTTATTAGTGTTAATATTATAGCCGATGCCGACGAAGTAGCTGTAGGTACTTCAAACGCAGTGATTGACACATTTGATGCAACTGTTTACAGAAGTGCAAAATATGTATTGTCTGTTTCAAATTCTTCATTAGGCGAGTATGAAACTACGGAAGTGTTAGTAATACATAATGGCACTACTGCATATAAAAATCAATACGGAACCATATATACAGGTACATCAAGTTTAGGTACAGTATCAGTATTGTATACAAGTGGCACAGTTGAATTATCGTATCAAGGTGCAAATACCGGAAATCAAGTTAGAATACAACCAACATACATTAAGGTATAAAATAAATGCTTCCTTTAGTTAAAAGATATCGTAAGGATTATACTACAGAATCAATTGTAGTTGAACGTAATTATATCAACGGAGTTTGGCACGATACAACAGAAAATGTGCCAAACGCTGTTACCAACATACAGATATCTAATAAAGCAATTGTATTAGGAAATGGGTTAGGTAGATTGGATTTAAATCTGTCTGTGATTAAAAATCATCACGGTGGCTTACTTGGAGCAAAAACGCTACAAAGTTATGGTTGTAACGCATTGTATAGAGACTTCGCTCCTGATTTTCTAATAGCTACGGGTAATGAAATAATTAAAGAACTAGCGGAAAGTGATTATATCAAAGATCATATTGTATACACTGACGCCGAGCATACCTTACAGTACCCTAATAAATTTTATATGATTCCGTATAATTCATATATGGACGCAGGCACCACAGCAGCATATATTGCGGCATTTGATGGACACAAACAAGTGTATATGTTAGGTTTTGATCATCAACCTGTATTAGGATTTAACAATAATGTGTATGCAGGCACACCATGCTATGATCCAGTTAGAAGTGACATATTAGATACTTCGTGGATTAAAGCACGTAAAATGTTATTTGATGTTTATGATGATGTTGAATTCATTTTAGTATCGCGTACAGGAAGAATGACTGTGTCGGACACATGGGCGGGCTGTTTAAATTTTAGACAAGCATCATTAAAAACATTTTCGTTAGAAGTAGATCTATAAAATTGATTCTAGTGTTTTAATCTTAGCAATAACTTCTTTGAAATTAACAGTACGCCAAACTCCGGGATGTAGGGGTTTGGGGTAATCACATAATTCAACCCAGCAATAACCTCTATGCTCGTGATTTAAATCAGGAACAAATTCTTCGTTGACTGGTAGTAAAAACGTATGATATGAGAAATTGTTTTTGTCACTGGTAAATTTTTCAATAGGTATTACTCTAGCAGAGGAAAAATCAATACCTAATTCTTCTGCAAGTTCGCGGTGCAGAGATTCAAGTAATTGTTCGCCGCTATCAATCTTGCCGCCTGCTAGTCCCCAAGTACCTGCATACTTACTTGAATTACGCAATAGAAAAAGATATCGATGTGTTGCGACACAGTAAATGAACGTGCCGACACCTTCTATAGCACTAGAGTCCACAGACCGTTTTTGTACTCGCCCTCGAAGCTTTTCACCCATTGATTGAGATTCCATTTGTATTGTGTTCCAGTATTGAGATTACTCACGTATTGTAACACAGTTGCAGCCGAACTGTCAAATACAACAGTCCAGTGCGTGCCGTTGAATTCAATAATATCATTTGCACCTGCAATTAAATCTACATTATTAGAACCACGCCATGCACTAGGACCGTCAAGTGCACCGTTTGCACTACTACCAATCGAGTTTAATATTAAATAACGTGTACCGTTAACTGCACCTTGTGCTAGTGCAACCGCAGTATTTTTACGTGGATCAATAATAGCATCAATTGCATCTAATGTGTTAGCTGGATATGTATCAATATCTGCATTAAAAATTAACAAACTATCATCTGTTGGATGATATGTAACAGTGCCTACAATCTCTGATTCACCATCGTCTGCTAACAATCTAACTTGACTGATACCATCAACTAATTCACCGTATACATTAACTAAATTATGCCAGTTATCGCGTGTACCAATTTTAGATGGAGTACTTAATGTGGGCTCTCGTGGGTTTTCAATTTCGCTTACTTTTAATAATGTTAACGTGTATGAGTTGCTGCCGCTTCTTAATAGTAAAACTCCATAATCCATCGGAGTATAATACATACGAGTACCCATTAAATTAGCTTCAGTGTATGCCGCAGAATTTAAGTCACCTTGTGCATCATGTATGCTGGCAATAATTTTTTGTATAACACCAAGTTTTTTAACTTTAGCCGGCGGACTAATCCAAATCGGTAATTTGAATGTTAATGTAGCAACATCTATCGGATTTTCAGTACCTACTGGCACTGAACGACTTGACCAATTGGGACTATCTAAATATATAACACTTAAACTTGTCCAGTCGATATAATTGTCTGTGCTTTGTATTTCTAACCCTGGATTAAACAACGGTAATATCTGCTCAACCAACTGTAATTTTTGTTTTGTATTACTTGTCCATATATCTAACTTTAATTCTAATGTATATGGTACAGGCATTATACGTTCAATGGTAAATGCATTGCCTTGTGTTTGTTCATAGGTATCTGTATCAGCATCATATTTGCGTTGACGTATACTCATATTACTGACATAGGTGGGGCTTTGTACACGATCTCTGTCGTAGGTTAATCCACTGATATACACAGCCATTGCTGGCACAGTCTGCATAGCGTTCTCACTGTTGTTTGCTAAAATAGCTGCAACCTGTTTACTACCATCTGCATAATAAATCGGCACACGTTGTAGAGTTTTGCTACCAGTGCGATCCTGCCCGAACTCAACTTCGTAGCCACTCATTATTCTAATGAACTGTACTACAAAGCGTTCAATTTGACCATCATAAAAATATTGAGCTGCCATTAGTTATCCGCCAAAGGTGAAAGTATGTCAGATAAACCCTGACGTTCCGGTGTTACTTTACTGTAAACTGTGTATTCTAGCATATCGTTACTAGATAGTGTATTTGTGAGCGTAAATGACACATTTCCGGCAGTATTTGCTACTGTATTGGTAATATGTGTGCCATTTAGTGTAGTTTTTACGCCATGTGTGCTAACATACGCAATTTTCGTTACAACTGTCTTAGTTGACATATTAAATGATGAGGTTGTTGCGTTAGCCGCCGGAGTATAAGGAGTAGCAACACGAATTGCGTCCCAACCAAGTCCGCCACTATATGTGGCATTTATATTATTAACAAAACCACTACGTTGAGTTGTATTATCTAATCCCGGTGTTAGGTTAGTGCGTACAGAATCCTCAATTTTAATCCAACGTTTAGAATCGTACCGGAATAGTCTATTAGGCACATAATCTAAGCGTAGGTAGTAATCACCAACGGCTGGAGCAGACGGAAACGCAATTCCTGCACTAACTGGCAATCCGTTCGGTGGCAAGCCTGTGCTGGTTAAGTATCCTTGTACTTTAGCAGTAGATGTAATGGCTACGTTTGGTAAATTATCAGTATCAACTGGCAAGGTATAAATGGTACTAGTATCATACCCACTTAATGGTACTTCAGCTTCGGCACGTGCAATAATAGCATCATTGACCGCAGTATATTTGTCGTAGGTACTTAACAAGTCGCCAATTGGAGTATCATTTGCATCACCACTGCTGATATTCTTTGTAATGTCTTTATATTCTTGACTATCTACTAGCGGAGCAACTTTAACACGCCATAGATGTGGATACCATGTTTGACTAAATCCTTCTGCTGCACGTGTAGCATCTTGTACAACGTAATAACGTTTTAGCGCACTGGGCAAATCATCGTCTAACGGATAAAAATCTTTTAAGTGTGGTAGTTCCATTACATCGCCTACCATAATCTTGCGACCTAACGTTTCAATCATATCATTTAAGTGGAACACCATGAACATAGTATCGCCAGTTAAGAACAGGCCAAATTGACTTAAGTCAAAATCATTGTCGTTCATGCGATAAACACTGCGCATAGTGTAGACACTAGTGTCGTACTTACGATCTCTATTTTCTAAAAACAATAGGTCTTGTATATTTTTTACACTTTCATTAGCATAACTTGGCTGTGTGGCATCGGAATAGACAGCAATTGTTGCACCAGACCCAACAATGGCTGTGGTGCTTGCTGATAGGGTAATAGTCGTACTTGTTTTTGCAATAACAGTAGTACCAGCCGGAATATTAGTACCAGCAAC